TTTCGCTAGTGCTGGCTTGATAGAACTTGGCATTGGGATTGTGCTGGCGTATGGCATTGAGCAAGTTTAGTGGCCCCATGCAGTTTACTTCTGTTGTGAGTTTGTTTAGGTCCCAACTTATACCAACAAAACTCTGTGCGGCAAGATTGTAAACTTCTTGCGGCTTGATGGTCTGCATGATGTGATTCATACAGTTTTCATCTGTGATGTCGCCGGTCACAAGTTCAATGTCGTTTTCAATTCCCAACCAATGAATGTTTTCAAGATTGGGGTTTGAATAACGTTTGACTAGGCCATACACATGATAGCCTTTTTCAATAAGGTATTTTGCGAGATACGGACCATCTTGGCCCGTCATCCCAGTTACAAGAGCAGTTTTCTTCATACTGCTATTTACAGTACTATTAGAACAGGTTGATTTTTTCCCAAGGCAAGTAATCCTTGCCAAAGTGCCCGTAGTTTGTGGTACTACTGTAGATGGGACGGAAAAGATCAAAACGTTCAATAATGCCTCGAGGTGTTAGGTCAACGTTGTCTTGTACCCATTTGGTCAATTCACGACTTTGTGGCTTGTGGTCTGTTTCAATGTAAAAACTCATGGGCTGTGCCAGGCCAATAGCGTAGCTGATCTGAACTGTTGCCCAGTCTGCCCGGCCACTTGCCACAATATTCTTGGCAATCCAGCGTGTCAAGTAGGCAGCACTTCGATCAACTTTAGTAGGATCTTTGCCACTGAAGGCTCCGCCACCATGAGGACTATACCCGCCATAAGTGTCAACAATAATTTTACGGCCAGTGAGCCCAGTATCACCATCGGGACCACCAATAACAAATCGACCAGTGGGGTTAATATGAAACTCAGTTTTCTCATCCACAAACTCCATTGGTAAAACTTGACGAATAATTTCTTCTACTGCGGCACGGACAACATCAATTGGCATGTCGTCACTGTGTTGGGTTGAACACACAACTTTGGCCATGCGCTTGGGTGTGCCATTGTCATTGTATTCAAATGTTACTTGACTTTTGGCATCAGGACCAAGCCAAGTCAATGTACCTGCTCGACGCACTTGTGCCAAGTGCTCCACAATCTTGTGACTGTAGTAGATAGCACTGGGCATGTGATTATCAGTTTCGTTGCAGGCATATCCAAACATCAAGCCCTGATCGCCTGCACCAAACGTGTCTGTGCCCAGTGCAATATCTGCACTTTGTCCGTGCAACAAGTTGGTAATTTCTGCCGTGCGCCAATCAAAACCTGACTGTTCGTAACCCACATCCTTGATAACTTTTCGCACTGCTGATTCAACTTCTTGGTCGTGTAGAATGCCTTTGTATTCTCCTGCTACTACCACACGATTAGTGGTAACCAACGTTTCGCATGCGCAACGTAGAGCGGGATCCTGTTTGGCCATCACAATGTCTAGCACTGCATCGCTAATAGCATCCGCGATTTTGTCCGGGTGCCCTTCACTCACACTTTCACTTGTAAACAAATAACTCATATTTTCCTTAAACTTGAATATCTTCCATACCTGCTGTGCGCAAACGAACTACATGTCCCATTTGCCACTGCTTGGAATCCAGGCCTTTCATGATGCCCAACCATCGGTTACGCAACAAGGCCACTTCGTTGATGATAGTTTCAAAGTCAATCACTTCGTCTTCACCATCAACATATTTTTCAGCATCCCTACTGGTCAGCGCACGAGCATAGGCTTCCAGATACTTTTGAAAATGCTTGCGTCGAATCTTGCGCAGTTGGATGTTGAGATAGTTTAACACAGCTTCAATTTCTTGCAGTTGGTTAAATCTATGTTCAGTAATGCCCGGCAAGGTTGTGATGTTTTTCTCCACCAGGCCCCCAATACGACAATCCTTCTTGGCAGACTCAAGCTCGTGTTCATAGTGAGCAATAAAGTCTGGTATTGCATCAAGGCCGGCAGTTATACGACTATACCACATATTTTTTATACTTTACTAACCAAGGGAATAGCACAGTCCAGTCGGTGCCACGGCGACGATCTTTTTCTTCTAAAAATACAAAAAGATCACGGATATCTGTTGGGCTGTGAGTTGGCTGGCATATTTGTTGAAATATGCCTTTCATGTATTCATACGCTAGAGAATCCTCATCTGTGTCTGTGGGCAATAGACTTAAAATAGTATCCATATCTTTTTCAAATTCATCTCCGGGCAATATACCTGACTTTAAATAATTTGGTCCCGGTTCTACTCCTGAAAACCAATGTCCTATTTTACGCTCTTTGCGCCATTCTATTAATTTTGTTAAAAGTTCTGGCATAGTCTTAATTGTTAATACTGAAATAGTTTGATTGATCATAAGATATAACCATTTATACTGCATCAGATAACGAAAATTTTCCTCCCATCTTTTAAGATCGATTCCGTATCTCACATATTCTTGTTGAGGTCCCCAACAATCAATACTGACACTAATGTCAATTCTGGCAATCTTTCGATCTACTAATAGTTTACGAAATTTAGGTATAAATGATGCCAATCGTTCTGGAGATACCATAAGATTGGTTACGATATTTAATTGGCAGTCAGGATTGGGATATTTGTCAACCATTTCTAAGAAATAATCAAATTCCTGTTGTATCAATGGTTCGCCACCTAAAATTCCCAATCGTTTAAGTTTAGGAAATCCATCAGGAAACCATTCCCAAAATAAAGGAACATAGTCTTTGTATTTGTTTTTAATAATAGGAAGGTGTACTCCTCCTTGTTTGAATTCTTTAAATTTGTTGTTTTCTGCTGTGTTGGTACTACTAAGACCATTGGGACAATATAAACATCCCATGTTACAAGCACTACTAAAATATACTTCTAGTAGAGTAGGGCTAACGTTAACGGCCTGAAGATTATGTTCTAATTCTGGCGGTGACATATCAGGTATGCTTAAATGGCGCATGCGATCGCTTGTGCCCCCTACTTCTTCAATTTTACGACAATAAGCACAACTATCTTCTGGCCATAGTCCCTGCAACATTTGTTGCCGATCCTGTATTTTTAATGGAGTATTATGAAATTGCATAAAGTCTTCTGGAGCAACTGTGCCAATGGCTGTTCGATGACAGCTTCCTGTTACACCATTATTAAGATATAATGTACTCCATGCCCATTTAAGTTGGCAAGCGGTATTTGTTTTTATTGGAAAATATTTTTTGTCAGGCATTTTGTATCCAGTTTACAAAACTAGCAGGATAGATACTGAAATCTAAATTGCGGCGCCGGGCAAACTCCTTTAGGTATACAGATAATGTCTGCTGTTGTTGCGCTGTAACTGGTGCCATCATGGTTTGTATAATGGTGTCACGAAATTCTATTTCACTGTTGTTTAATAGTTCAGACAAGGCGTGTTTACTATCAGCATCTAATACGTTGACATTTAGAAATTCTGGTTCACTACAAAATTCATACTTGATATGTTTTCCTTTGAATTGTTCTACAAATTCAAAGAAACCAAATATTGTTAAATTGCTTAGTACGCAAGAAAAATACCATTCAAATCCCTGCTGTTCAATTTGTTTTAAATTTATTTCAAAATTTTCCCACGTGTTGCCGAATCGATTAAATTCGTAGAATGCCCCACAGTTTTCTGCACTAACAATTAAGGTTATACGATTTCTATTTTTTAATTTTGTTAGTTGTTTTTCAAACCGGATTGGATCTACTCCCAGGCCTGTATAAATCTTGACTTGATTATGCTCGCTAATTTTGTTTACCAATTCTACTAAATTATTGTAAAGAAATGTTTCGCCGCCAGTGATATAAACACAATCGGTGGTGCGTAATCGTTCTATCTCATCAGTAAGTGTAATGTATCCTGTGCTTGCTTGATGTTCGGGCTGACTAATTTTTAATAGAAGTTTGTCTATTGGCGAAATAATAAATCTATCGTGCTCTAAATAAGACCCATGTTCGTTGATATCGCGCAACCATGCTGTACTATAATTTTTACAGCAATACGAGCAAGTCATATTACAAGTTGACCCTAACATGATGTGTAAATTTTTTGGAGCATCAACTTGAACAGAATCAAACCGTTCTTTTTGTGTAGGGAATATCATTCTGCGACTAACAGTTCCAATATTCTCTGGTCTCCAGCAAACATCTTCACAGCTGGACACAGGCTGATTATCCAGCATCTGTTGCCGTTCGTTTTGCAAAGAAGGGGTATTAAATAACTGCCCTGGATTTTGTTTGATCCAGTTTATATTGACTTGTTCAGGACGGGCGGCACAACATGAAAACGTCTGCCGCTTCTCTAGATCAACCGAAAGCCAGGTGAATTTTTCACTGCAATAAAAATCACCAGGCGGTAGTTGATCCATCAATTTTCCCAGTCTTCTTCGTTGTAGTCTTCTTCTTCAGACTCTTCTTCATCTTCTGCGTAGTCTTTGTCGTTGTCAAGATATGATGTAAGTGCTCGTTTGATATCTACATCGCCTTTGAAAGCGTTACGGATATCTTCAACGTCTGAATCATTGTCCATTAGAATCTGAACCACAGTTTCTGCCGCTTCGTTGCGATCAACTGTGTTTACATACCTCTTGAGTTCTCCCCAAATTTCTGCGGCTACATGTTCACTCATTCTGCTTCCTCCTCGCCGGTACTTACCTCTTCCTTGATATTTCCAAAGTCTTTCATCACAGTATCAAGACAGTTGTCATCGTTGCGTTCCCATCCTTTGCGGAACTTCTTGATGATTTCACCTTGGCTTGTGGTAAACACCAGGCTGTTGCCTTCTTTCTTGAGTAGGCCTTTTTTCTCAATCAAGTCAGTTAATCCTGAGTAAGGACTCATGCCTGTTGTGTAGGGAATCTTGACTTGCACGCCTTCAAAAGGTTTGGCATAGCGTGTTTTCATTACTTTACAGCCGGCACGGATACCCATGACATCAGTGATCTTGTTGCCGTCCTCGTCCTCTTTCAGTTTCATCTTCTTCATGGCTACCACAATTGAGCTGGCATAGATAAAGCCCTGACCGCCGGAGATCTTGTCATCGGGATCAAACATGTCTTGGCTTGCGTATGTGTGATTGGTACATACCAATCCAACATTGTAACTACCAAACATGTTCACACAGTTACGCACAAGTGCTGTGAGTGCTTTGGGCTTACGACCTAGATCACCCTTCATTTCGCCTGCATCAAACTGGTTCACATCAGTGGG